ACACCAGTCATGTTGTACAAGTGTTCGCTGTTGGTGGCACCACCCACTTGCTTGTTGACAGCCGGCGGCCTGTAGCCAGAGGTGATCACAATCGGCTTATTGCCGAAATGGCTGCGCACCTTCTCCAGGTATTTGCATAATTCAATCGCGGTGTCGCACTGTGCCTGCACCTGAAAGCGACGCTTCTCATCAAACAATGCCAGTTCGCCGTAAGTGATATTTGGCGTCACCTTGAAGTTGAACGGCTTGTCAGGCGTGAACTTATCGTTTGCCGGCTTGCCTTGCACGTGCTGGTTCATCAGTTTGATCAGCTTGTCGGCATAGGTAGGGTCAGTGGCGTAACCGTCATTCACCAGCCAATGCGCTGCAGCTTCGCGATCACCGGCGTTGTTGCAACCTTTGTAGATGTGATAATCCTTGTACCACCGCTCAACCAGGTAATAAACGCACGTCTCAAGATCAGGGAAGTCAAGGAACGTATCTTGAATCGTGATCCATTTGCCGTTGATGTATTCCTTGGTGTTGCGCGTTGTGCCGTTACCTTTCAGCCCAAAGTAATTGTGCTCGCCTGATACGTGCTTGCCGTAGCCAGATTCCAGTGCCCACTGCGCAGCAACAAGTTCAGGGAACTTTGCACCAGCCTTCTTGGCAGCAGCGCAAACACCATCCCAGTTGTTATCAAACCTGTCCTGTTTACCAGCCTGACTCCAGGTCTTGAACCAAATCTGATCACGATTCAAGATGCCAGGCTTGGCTTTTAATATTGCAGATTCCAATTCAAAGATTGCCGCCGTTTGATGCGGCAGCTCCTTGTAATACTTGAACAGATCAACTAGCCGCAGGCGGTTCTGGGTCGTCATCGTTCCAAGGAGATGAGATGGACATCGGACCACCCAGAAGGCGGCTGTCTCCAGTCTGCTCAGGTGTGGGGTCTTCGTGTTTAATCACAGGCTGACGTTTGTTTCGCTCCATTTCAAGATCAATCACCTGATTGACCTTTTCAATTTCACGATCCAGTCGTGGCGTCAGAGTTGCATGAAACTTGGCTTGTTGTGCAACACGCAGTAAGTGATGCCGCCAATCACGCTTGTCGTAACGCCACAACCAAACAACGTCAGCGTTCAACGCTTTGGGAACAGAATCTTCAGCGCCTTAACAACAAGCTGCACCCAAGAGTTTTCTTTGATGGGCAGCAGGGCAATGATTTCAGAACCAGCAGCGATCACAATCGCAATGGCAGCAGCAGTCGTGGGGTCCATGACGAAATAGCGTCTGCTACCAGCTTATGGCTTGATCTCCAACTTGATCAACCGTTGCTCGTGATCAAGGATACGATCATCCATCTTTCCAATCTTTTCTTCAAATTTGACTTGATTTTGAAGTACATCATCAAGCTTGGTGGGGACGGTGTACACCAAGTAGAAGATGCCAGACGCCAAAGCCACAGTTGCCGCAACGCCAATGCCTGCAATGGTTTCTTGCTTTACGCCACGCCAGAATCCACCTTCAGACATCGCACGTCTGCAGCTACGTTTAGATATTACCGTCCCTGACCACGAGTCAATTTGCGACCGTGATTAGCTAGGGAATGTTTTCCATTTCCCTGTCGTGTTTTCTTGGGTGGGCGCGGAATGCGCTGAATGGCTTTGACGCCAACCTTGGATTTAACCGCCATCAGACTGCTTCGCCACTGACAATAGGCTCCACATCATCAACAGGAGCGTCGCTAGCAGGAACAGGGGCGTAAGGATCACGCGGCCAGGCGGGGTAGTCGGCACCCGTAATGTATGCGGCCAGTGCGGGGGTGTCGGCGGTCTGTTGGATCTCGAACACCTTGCTGCCGGCAGCCAGACGGACTTCTTCGCGCCAGGTCTTCAGCACCGGGTCGGCCACTTTGCCGTTATCGGCTTCGCGGATGATGATCCAGTCGGTGGGGGAGAGCAGCGTGTTGGCGGTGGTGCGGGTTTGCTGCGTCCACTGTTCGACGAGTTGGGCGTGATCTTTCCAGATCAAGGTGCCGTCTTCGCGATAGCCCCATGCAAACCTCTGGTCCCAGCTCGGGGGGTCGGGGATCTCTTGGATTCCGATGGCTTCGCGCTCTTCGGGGCTGGCAAGACGAAGCCAGTTGGCCGGGTAGCGAATTCCCAGGTGCTGAAACGGGGCGTCTGGGCTTAATGTCCGGCCGTCAAGGATGAAAGGCATGGGTCTGGTGCGCTGGTTTAAGTGTAAGGCGGATGGCTAGGTGTAAATCACCGCGCTCGGGCGTATTGGAACGGTGACTCAGCCCACGCGCAATAAATGTAAGTGCCGCCGGATGCATTCACGGAAGCATCAGTGCTACGCAGCTTGAAACCATTGCTCAGGATATCGGCAAGGTCTGTTGTACCTTCTGCATTGCTTAGGTTTGGATAAAGCGGGTCGTTATCAACGTTGTAACCAGCGCGAGCGGTGTCAATAATTGTCCAGTTGCTAGTCGTATCCGTGCGCTTCAACATGATCAGCCTGGGACGCATCGAGGTTGCCACAAAGGGACCGTCCGTGCTGGATCCATTTCCGGTGTACGAGCCGAACGCGCTGTAGCCCGCCACAGGTGCCCAGGCATACGCCACATAAGTGCGTGTAGCTGTATTTAACGCACTGCTAGTGCCGATAGAAAATACAGTAGATGTCGGGGCGGTGTCGTTCCAGATTGTCGCGGGTGCGTCGTTAGCGGCATAAGCGTCAAAGCTGATGTATTTATCGCCCATTGCTTTGTGATAGATGATCCAGTCATTGGCATGGCTGCGGCACTTGACGATCAAAAATTCAGGAGCAACGCCCAAAGAATGACCCACGGTCTGGGCACTTGTGCCGTTCCCGGTATAACTAACTATTGAAATTCCCGCCGAGATGTTGGCGCGGACGGTGCTCGTAATCGTGCCCGACGTGTTGGTTGCGTTGCTGGTTCCGGCGTCCCACGCCCAACTGACGATTGGATAGGTACTGCCATTTACATCGCTGTCTGAGCCAACCGTAAATCCACTGGAATCAAATGATGTCAATGCAGTGGAGACGGTAGCTTCGGCATCAGTGCCATCAGTGACTAGGCGTTTTGTTGCGCCACGCACAACGTCAAATAGGCAGTGGTTAGAGGCTACTGTTCGACGTTTGATCCATACAAAGTCAGGGCTGAAGCCAAGTCCTGTGATCGACTGCGTGCTACCCGTGCCCGTGTAGAGCTTCACGTCAAACACCGTGCTGGGCTTGACGATGGTGGTCGCGGGGAGATTGGCCGTGCAGAGCCCTTTAAAGCCCGTTGGAGCTGCATAACTAAATGCCCTTTGCCCTGCGTTCAATGTGACTTTCTTGGTTGAGCTGTTGGGTGACGCCATTGGAAACAACGGATCACTGGCAGGCAGATTGCTGAACGTCGCATTAGTACCTGAGCCAGGGTTGCCGGATCCAACCCATGTTCCGTTGACGCCAAACCACAGCTTTTGTGCGCCGCGATCAATGGCCACCATCAGCACATCATTTGCCGAATAGCTGGCACCAGCCGTATAGGTGGAGTTGTAATAACCACCAGACTGAAAACCCCAGCCTTCTGTTGTTGCGCCGCAGTAGTTGCTGTTGACTTCTTTTGCAGTGCCAACGCCATGAACCCCATCAGTGTGGGTAGGCGACATCTCGAAATACCACTTGCCAGAGCCCGGTATCGCCAGCGTTGACTTGACGCTTCGCCAAGTAGTGCCAACACCCGTGGCCTCCAAATTACCATTGGCAAGTGTCATTCCGCTGTACATGTCAAGCGGGTTCCAGGTCGCGTAATTCCCCACGGTGACGCCACCTGCATCGCCGCCGGTGCTTGCCGTGCCGTTCGTGGGTGAATCGCGCAGGCTGTCAATTTGCGACGGGGCTACTCCGTCAACAAGAATTGTCCCATTAACTTCAATAGCACGAACGAAAAATCCATCATTTATGCTGCCCGCGCTTGTCCTAAAACTAGTTAGCGTAATTGGGCACAATGAACTCAGATTAAGCCAAGCGTAATTATTGGTAGTTCCAGTGCTTATTGACGTGGAGTTGCCGTTTACAACAAAATTGCCTTGATTTGCATTTTGAGCCCAAGCGTAAATACGCAAACTGGTTGTTGCGGCAGGGAGATTTGTGAACGAGGCCAGTGTCTGCGGTCTGATGTAACCAGATCCAGTTGTTAAAGAGCCAGCAAACCATCCTTCCAGCGACCCATTAGCCAGTGTTGTTCCCAACGTATAGTTGGTTCCACTTGCTGCGGCCTGGATGTTATTAACGGTCCAATCGTTGGATCCAGCGGCGTCATAGCCGAGTGCAGCGGCGCTGCTGTTATCCGCGAAATCGAGGTGGAAGCCGTTTGTGCCGTATGTCAGGCCGGTTGGGGCTTTCGGCACCCATACGCCGGTCGTGGCGTCCGTTTCCCCGAAGCTGCTGGGGGTCAGGGCGGTGCCGTCGATGAAGTAGATGTCGGCAAGGTAGCCGTCAAAATAGCGAGCTGCATAAGGCTGCTGGCCACCAATCGCATGAGGCCAAGATTGCCGATTGATTGCTAAATCAAGATTTTGAGTAATAGAAGCTCTGCTGTCAGTGGCAAAGGATGTGATTTCGGAGCCATTGACGTAGAGCTTCATCCGCGCAGACGCGGTTGCTTGAGTTGTATCTAAAGCCCATACAATGTGAAACCATGCGCTTGGATCTCTAAATACTTGGGTAGTCCTAAGAACGGGGATTCCTGATTGATTGTCCCAAACAGAAAGAGAATCGTCGTTTGGCGGCCAAAGGAGATGCGTGTAATTAGTTGCCGACGCGTCGATAGCGCCGAATAAAAAGTTGTAATTGGCTGAATTAACGGTGCTTCGTTTTACCCACGCGCTCCACGTCCACGTCTTGCGGTTACCAGCAGATCCCGGAGTTCTAGTGAGCGACGCCCCATCTACCGCGTTAAACCGCAGGCTCCTGTCGATGCTGTACCCACCTGCAGCGGCAGCAGTACGCAGCAGCAGCTCATTGACGTTGCCGGGTATAGTCATCAGCTCAGGTTGGTGATCAGTGTTGCGGCGATGCTAGTTGTGCTGCGAACCGCGTAAATAATCGCATCCACAGCATTAGCGGCGGTCGTAAGCGTTGGCGCGGTGCCGCCCGTGAAGTCCCAGTAGCTGCCATAGGCCAGCGTCCGCGACCCGGTGCCATCCTGCGACACCCAGATCACGCCGCTTTGCCCAGCAGTCAGGTTTGTCGGGTTGGCCAGTGTTCTCCCCCCACCGAGCGTCACCGAGAAGTTGTTGGCCACCGCGAAGTCCGGGGTGATCGTTGCGCCATCGGTCAGCGCCGAGATCGTGCCACGCTGCGCTGCGGTGAACGTCTGAGCCGTCGCCAACGCCGCGAACGTTGCCCAGCCATCGGTCTTGAGCGCCTGGCCGGTGGTGCCGTCAGCGTTGGGCAGCGTGAAGGTGACGTTGCTGGCGATCGTCGCGGCACCCTGCAGTGCCACCCAGTTGCTGCTGTCGCTGTCAGCAAAGCGCACATCGCTCTGGGCGTTTAGCGTCAGATCACCCGTAAACGTGGCGCCGGTGGTGCTGACCAAGCCGAGGTTGGTGGCGGTTACATCGCCAATCGTGATCCAGGCGGAGTTGGCGCCGTTACGCAGCTTCAGCAATGCCGGGCTGACGCCGGTGTCGATCCACCACTGGTAGGCGTAGGTAGTGCTCGGAGCGGTAGAGCCACTGTTCTGGCTGACAACAGCCGCCAGCACGGAGTTCAGTTCCGACCGGAAGTTGGCGCCGCTTTGGTTGGCTAATACGTAATCGGTTGCCTGGCTCATACGATTTGCCTGCCGTGGCCGACAGCCTGGTAGTCGAAGACCTTACTCACCATGCTACCTCCACTATTCCTGAAGGTCACTGTAAATCCAGTGCGGCTGATGCTGCTCACCGTGAAGTAGTCGCCGGTCGCCATATCTTGAGCCGTGATGCCCACGCTTGGTGTGCCGTAGAAGGCGGTCGGGAATGTGACCGCATACGATCCAGCACCGCTGGTTTTGTTGCGCTCGCTTTCGATACGCCGTTGGAAGGTTGTAATCACACCCAGCTCTTCGATCACCACGTTCTGGGCGGGGTTGTTGCTGGTGGCCTCCACCTTGAACTGGAAGCCCCGGCCACGGGTAGTGTTGTTGACGAACGGCTGCCATAGCCCCCAAGTCGGGGTGCCGCTGGGATTGTCGTTGGTGGTGCGGACATAGAGCGAGCAGTTAGCCGCACCAAGGTCATCACCGTCGATGTCGTCCCACAGGTCGATGTCTTCCAGGCGGTCATCCCACAAGTTGCCGGGCTCGTAGGCACGGGTTTTCAGGATGGTCCGCAGGTCAATGTCGTAAACAGCGCCAAGATCCAGGGTTTCGGAGAACTGGTAGCTGCCCGAGCTGGCGGCACCGCCGATGTAGTCGATCAGACCCAGCGCGTCCCAGTTGCCGTCAGTGGCCATATCATCCACCAACGTGTCAGAGGCCAGGATCAAGCCCAGCTCTTCTTCGTTGTAGGACATGTTGTTAACAGTCCCGTTAAATGGCGGGCTGTTGTCTTCTTCGCGGTATTCCTGAATTAGCAGCGTGTCTTGTGGTGCCGGCAGATCGACGATTACGGTTGCCGTGCCAGCAGATTCGTTGCCGGTGGAGTCAACGGCGCGGATGAAATAGGTGCCTTCCAGCAGGGGAACGATCTTGCGGGTGCTGCTGCCTGCAACGGCCGGCACGATGTCGTTTGCCTGTCCCCAGGTGGCGGTGCCGTCAGTCAGGGGGCTGTGGCGGATGCGAACCTGACCGCCAATCTTCACATCAATATCGGTTGCCTGAGGCCAATACAGCTCAGCGTTTTTGTCGTCGATTGGTGCAATAAACAGATCCGGGATGGTGCTTGGCGGTGCTGTTTTGCCGATGGCGTCAAAGGTTGCTACAGCAGCATTAGATCCACGGCGGGCAAAGTTTTCAGTGGTGATCTCAAACTCGTAACGGCCAACATCGGTGCCAATAATTTCGTACTCAGGCGCCTTCGGATATGCGGTTGTCCAGTTACCATCAGCAACCCGATAGCGGAAGCGGTATTGATATGCCTGCGGTACTGCCAGCCAACTCACGATGATCTTGGAGACCACTTGGCCATTGCTTTCGTACAGATATTCCGTCGCTTGGATGTTGCTGGTGGCCGGGGGCGGCACGTTCAGGTTTGTAATATCGCGGACCGGGATTGGTTGGTCGCGCTCCACGTAGTTGTATTTCTGCTGCGAATACGCCAGGCCGGTGATTGTGTATAGGGCGCCTTCTTCTTCGGTGACAGACAGCACGCGCCAGAGCGTTGGGCGCACATCGTCCGAGCTGATCACAAACACCGCACCGGGCTGCGGGGTGGCGGCAAGCGGGGTTTGCAGGTAGATCAGATTGCCGCTGGAGCTGTCGATCACGCTTGAGCCAAATGTCCCATCAGGCAGCAGCACACGGATGACCGGGTTGAGCGTGCTGGTAGGGATGACGGTTTGGGTTGTGTCGTCAATCAGGATCTGGGTGGTGGTGGCAGTTTTAACGCGGCCGCCTCTGCGCTCACCACTGATCACCGGGTCGTAGACCTGCACCACATCGCCAGGGCGAACCATGATGCCGGCATCGGCTGATGTCTGGAACGAGATGGTGTTGGTTTCGTTTTGCTCCGAGTACAGCAACCACTCACCGATGCGGCGGGCTTGACCGCGAGAGGTACAGGCAAACGCCGAAATGTCGGTTTTAACAACACCGTACTTTTTGATAGCCTCGGCGTCTTCGACCACTTCGTAGTTAACGTCGCGGGCGTCAAGGTCCATGTAGGACACCTGCACGACGGTGTGGCGTGTTTTGAGGCTGCTGCCGCTATAGGTGAAGTCGCCGTTGATGACGTTGGCGGGTGTGAAGCAGTAGCTGAAATCAGTGGGGCGGTCTTGGGCGACCGTCAGCGTGCCAGTGCTCCAGAACGGCATGGCTCGGAATGTTGAGCACATGTCATTGATGAGCTTGTACGCCTCTTCTTGCGTTTGGATGTTGACCGAACAGGAGAAGCGGGGTTCGTAGATGCCGTCTGGACCCTTGAGGCCATGGCGTCCGGTTTGGGAGTCATAGTCGTCGGTGGTACCGCTGCGACCGTCAATTAGATAAGTATTGCGGGCTGAGCAGTATTGGCTGGCTTCAAAAAATGACCACTTATCCAGCTTGGCCGTATCAATGTGATCGCCAAATCCGTAACGCTTGTTGGTGAGCAAGTCCCAGAGAATCCAAGCGGGATCTGAGGTCCATTGCGTACCTCCAAAGGTGTAGCCGCCGCTAGTGCTTTGCGTGAAAGTGCCATCCCAAGGCTCATCCTTGTAAATCAGGGCGCCGCGTGCGTTTGGTCCTAGGGCAGGGCGAGCGTTGCTAGGTATTTTTACTTTGATGCCACGAACGCGGAAGGCGCGGCTGGGGATGCTGCCGAACTGTTCTGCGGGCAGGATGAAACCGACCAGTGCGCTGTTGGGGTAACGCAGCTTTGAGTATTTAATTGCTGAATATGAACCCCAGTAAATTTTGTCAACACGGGTGGAGTTGGCTGGATCTCCGGTAGGGGCGTCTGGAGTTTCTCGAACAATGCGAACAGCGGCGCTGCTGGTCCAGCCGGGAGTTAGATCAACAACAAAAGAACGCTGGTACAAATCAGCAGTACGACCCAGGAATTGCATCCTGCTATCGCCGCTGGAGATAACGGTTGAATAAGCGCCGCCGTCATATGAGACTTCGACGCGGATATTGACCTGGGTGCCAACAACAGATCCGTCTGACTTGAAGAACTGAAGCTGGGGCAAGTTAATCGTGACGCGGACGGCATCAACGTCAGTGTCGGTGATTGTTCTTGTTACTGGCGTTGTGTAGGTGATGATCGAGCCGACATTTTCCGGCGTTTCGCTTGCTCTAAAACCCGTAATCCAAGTTTGATCTTGCGTGCCAAAGCGCAGATAGTTGAGAACACCTTTGAAGTTAAAATCTGAATTCTGAAGTGAGCTGATTACCGCGTCTTCACGCAACACAGGTGTGTTGTCGATAAAGATGTCTTTTAGCGCCGCATTGTTGTAGTCGGCAGTGTCTTTTGTGTAGTTGCGTGCAGACGGGAAACCTTCAATCTCGCCTTCGCTAATTAGCTCCAGGATGCGGGCGTATTGGACAGAGTTCAGGTTGTCTCTGGGTACGCTTGCACCACCAGCGCCTCCCGTGCCTGCACCTTTGCCAGAGCTGGTGCCGCCTGCGCCGATGATCGTTTTATCGTCGTTTTTCATTAGTACACACTCGATTCGGGATCATCAGACAAAATTGTGCTGGATATTGTGACGCTGCCAACAATCGTTTCACCATAAACAATCGGCACTGGTATCCCTTGTCGGCTGACGTTCTGGATGCCAGAGAAGCTGTACGACTTGCGTGGATCTTGCTCGCTGTCGGCACCAGTAGACGTTTGTGGGACTGGTGTTAGCAACTGTGATACGCCGCCAAGAACCATTGCTGCACCGATAGCACCGATAGCCACAGATGCGCTAGCACCCAGAGTGAAACTCCCAGCGGCAACGTTTGCTCCTAAACCGAGAAAACCGCCCCCAACTGGAGCAAGCAAAATTGCTGCTGCAATTAGTCCCACGCCAGCCAATATCTGCCCCGTACTGCCGCCTGCACCAGTCATCACCGGGATAATCTTCACCTCTTCCAATGCGCCAATCGGGTAGCCAAGTTGTTCGGGTTGATCGCCAATATCCAGCTCGACGTTTGAGACGGCGACCTTGTAATACTGGTCGCGCATGTGCTCGCGCAGTTGCGGATAGTTCGCAATAAGGAAGCGGACGGCTTCGGCGGGGTTGGCAACTTCAGCGCGAAACACGCGACGCTTCAGAAACTTCGCCAGTGCCCCGTAGACCTTGATCTTGCGAAGCATCGTCACAGCCTGCTCGTATGCCGCAGGACACGGCCTGTGCTCTTTTGATAATAGCCGCCGTACACATCACGGCTACTCAGGCGGCCACTGACGTGGTGGAGAAACAAACCGTCACCAAGGTAGACGCCGCAATGGTTTAGCCCCGGTGAGTTCAGGCTGAGCAGCAGTAGGTCGCCGCGTTCCAAGGTTGCCTCCGGTGGCAGGTTGGTGAAGCCGGTGTCTTCGTAGCAGCGGTCGAACATCGGGTCGGCGTCGAACTCGCTTGGCAGCGTCGGGCGGTCCCAGTCGCGTAGCTCCAGTTGCCATTCTTCCTTGTACCAGTCACGTGCCAGCGTCCAGCAATCGGTGACGCTCCACACCCATGGCCGACCAATTAGTGGTGCCTTGTAGCCACAGGGTTCGCAGCCGCCCCAGGTTTCTTGGATGGGTTGGACAATGTGCCAGGGCAGGCCGGATTTCTCGCACGCCAGGCGGTCAGCCTCACTGGGCTGGGGTGGTGTGACCGGGTGGCTGTGGACAACAGCAGCGATCTCGCCGGCATCTTCGGCCGCTGCATAGTCCAACGGATCCAGCATGAACAGATCGTTGCCGGGCAGCAGGTTTTTGCATGGCCAGTAGCGTTTGCGGCCTTTGATGATGACCACCAGCCCGCAGGATTCACGCGGGTATTCAGCTTTGGCGTGCTCCAAGGCAGCCGTCTTCCAAGCAATCATCCGATGTAGGTGCCGATGGACGGAAAGCTGCCGAATGGCACGCCTGCATCAGCATTAGGGTCGAAGCGTTTTTCGCAGCTACTAAGGCGCTTGCCACAAACATCTTGAGCAGCACTGGCGACCGGGTTGTCGTTGGCGTCAAAGTAGTTTGAGCCGGTATAAGGACAGCCGATCACGCTGGTGTAATCAAAGGATGAGGTGGCTGCGTTGTAGGTGCGGTAAGTCCACTGGCAGATGTTGGCGATGCACTGGCGCTTAGGGGCACGCACTCCAGCAAGGTCAAATGCACTGACCAGCTCAAACTCAACCAAGTTGCGGTTTTCGGTGACCTTGCGGTCTACGTAGTAAATCTCTCGTGGAGCTTCTGCCGTGGGGTCCGGGGTGCCGTAAGGATTGACGTTGCCAGGGAAATTCACGGCATCTAAATACCGTGCCAGCGTGCGGATGCGGGTGACCTTGGCTCCACAGAGATCGTTGCCGGGGTTGTCAGCATTGATCTCGATCATCACCAGCGACAGCAGGCTGAATAGGTTGGAGACGCGTATCTTCGGCCTGGGTAGTTGACCGTCGCCCCGGTACTCGAAGCCTTCAACCTCAATCGGGTAGCGCGTGTATTGGTTGCCGTTCCAGGTGACGCCGGTATTGGGCGTCTTGAGCGTTAGGCCAGCGTGGAAACGGTAGGTCTCGTTGGCACCATGCAACGCTGCGAACAGTTCCAGCTCGTACAGGTCGATGATGGATGTGGGGCTGAGATCCTGAAGGCCGCTGACAATGCTGCTCATGGCTCATAGACCTGGCGGAAGGTGGCGCGAATGATATTGATATTTGCGTATTGATGTTCACGAGTCCAAGAATCACAACGCCATTTGTAGGACGTTGCTTCATCCAATGGCGTCCAATCAAATGCATCACCGTCATTTGCGCGAGCATCAAGGAATGCCTCAATTGCATCGGCATCGGCATTGGTTTTTGCTGTCCACGTCAAATCCCAAACCTTCGGGTTTTGGTTCAAGCCAAACCGTAAAACTTGCTCGTAGCCATCACCAAATTTGACAACACGATTGCGCGGTTCACTTTTCTTGGTTGCGCCAAAATCAGGCGTGGTGCCGCCAGTGCTGGTGCCAACCGTTGCGTCGTTGAAAGTAGCCATTACAGCAGACCCCCTGGGCGCTTCTGTTTGATCAATTCTGCCTGAACAGCACTGGCAACAGCACGAGCCAGTTGATTGCCTTGTGGCGTATTGCCTTCAACGCTTGTACCACGTGCATCAACGTTGACTGTGATGTTGCTGCCTTCACCGCCACCACGCATTGTGACCGGGATGGTACGACCATCAGGCAGTGGCACATAAGCTTCAGGGCGGCTGCCTTCGCCGTACATGGCAAGCTGCGGACCGTAAGCAATGCCACCGGATGCATAACGCTTCAGCTTGAGCGGACCGCTGGCGCTCATGATTCCACCCATCCCAAACTTGAAGCCACCAGTAAATGCCAAGGGGTTGAAAGATGTTGCGCCCATGTTGAACTGAGAAACACCGGACAAGGGGGCAACGGCAGAACCAGTTGCTCCGTCAAGGAAACCAAGTGAACTCATAATATTTTTCAGCACAAATTGCTGGATCAACATCCGTGCGGTTTGATTCAAAATTTCAACCGCAAATGCTTGATAGTTGGTTGTACCAGTAGTCGCCAATTCCGTAATTGAATTCTCAAGTCCCTTGACCCCTTGAGTCGCAAGACTTGAAAATGCTTCGCGAACAGTGCCGACGTTTGCTGCATAACCAACAAGCCCGTCTTTTAAGCCGCCCATCACATCAGCGTTGTATTGCATTGCTCGGGCGTTTTCATAAACCCTTTCCGTAATGTCTCGGAAACTATTTTCAGTTGAATCAAACCAGTCAGACATGCTTTGACCGGCTTCACCTTTAGCTAAATCAATCGAAGCTTCTTCAAGTTGCTTCAATGCTTGAACAAGCGGTCCTTCATTTAAATTGCCGCCAGCTTCTGCAGCTTCTCTAGCAAGATTAAAAATCTTGACGGCAAAGTCATCGGTTAGCTTGCCGGCCTGATCAACAGATTTGTTGTAATTGTTTTCGATTTTTTCCCACGCCGTAGCGCCCAATGCCTGTAATGCGCCGACAGTTTCGTTGATTCTGAAATTCAACTGGCGCTCAAGTTCACCTGCTTTGCGCGTTAATTCAACACGGCGCTCAAGCAAACGCTGCTGACGATTTGCTTCTCTCTCAGCTTTTGCATTTGCACCACCACTATCGCCAGGGACAATGCCAGGCAACGCACTGGCACGTGGCGTGGTTCCACCACCGGCTGCAGGAATGCGCGACCTTTCTTGTCGTAGTTCATTTTGCAGTTGAGTCAAAAGACCACGACGGCGAGCCGACATTGAATCGGCGGGTCCAGCCATCAACGCCGTTTGCTGCTTGATGCGTCGTTCTAAATCTGCAATTCGCTCGGGATCGTAGAACTTCATGCCCATAAAACGGGCAAGGGCATTTGCAGCTCTTGTTATTGCATTAACAATGTCAGCAAAGATGCTCTGAAATGCAGCACCAATTGGCGCCAACAAACGGCCAACACTTTCGCTCAGTTTTGATAAAGATGCCTGCAAACGATCACCAGCAGATTGTGGTCCTTTGGCGATAATTTCTGCACTTTGTCCGTAACGCTTGAACAGTTCTTCCGCAAACTTCTGGAAGTCCTGCAGC